ATTACCATACCGAATGGACAAGTTAAATGTGTTCACACTGATGGAATTGGTGACAATTCTTCTGTCATTGATGCATTTACAGGTTTAAGCGTTCCAAGCATGTTTATAGCGGGTGCTGCCCCAGCAAGCATTGGTGATGTTTTGGCATTAAGCATAGCGTTAGGATAAAATATGGCTAATACATTTAAGAGTTACTTGGCAAGCGCCACAGGCACCAGCCCTGTTACTGTCCGTACAGTAGCTGCAAACACACAGACCGTTGCGGTTGGCATTAATTTGGCAAACATTCTAACCACACAGATTACGGCAAGTGCTTATGTAAGCAGGGGTGGTACAGACTTTTATATTATTAAAAATGCTCCCATTCCCGCGCAGGGCGCTCTGTCTGTGTTGGACGGCAAGATCATCTTAGAAGCTGCAGATGCGGTCAAGGTTGTAGCTAACACAGCAAGTGGCTTAGACACGATGCTGTCGGTACTGGAGATTACCTAATGGCTGGATATATTGGCTCTAAATCTTCAGGAATAATATCAGGTATTGATGCGTCTATCGCGGACCTCAACCTGACGGATAAGGCGTCAGCCAACGGCACTACAGAAGCCAATAAAGTTCTTACTGCTGACGGTAATAAGGACGTTACCGCGATCCGCAATTTGACTGCTACAGGGAATGCCACCGTTGGTGGTTCTGTAACTGCTACAGGCACCGTTACACGCGCCCTGACGCGAGGTTCTATTGATGTTGGCAATAGCTCTGGTGTGTCTACGCCTCTGGCTATCGGCGGTGCAAATACACTGCTTCAATCCGATGGAACAGATGCGTCTTGGGCTACTGTTTCTGGATCAGACAGTCGGCAATCATATGTCACGAATGCTACCGTTGACGCTAGAGCGGCAGTGTTTTTGAACAGTGATGGAACGGTAGATCAAACGGGTAGTTATCCACTTGCAGACAATGACGTTGTAGTCAGCACCTTTAACGCCAAACTTAGCGGTGCATATGGCGCTCAATATGATGGTCATGCTGGTTCGACAGCGTATAAAGATTCAGGTACTGTTGCAGACCGCAGACACGTAACAATTTACAAATACCGTATTGGAACAAATGCTGCGAATGCAAGGTATGTGGTTTCTGCTGTTGCAGCAGATGGAACAATGACCCACGGCACACCCACTGCGTTTAACTCTTCAGGACCAATGAATAACTGTAACGTAAAGTACAACGCCAACATAGACAGGTTTATTGCTGTTTATGATTATGGTGGCTGGGAAAGTGGTGGTAGTTATGGCGGTATCGCAGTTGCAATAGGTACGTTAAACGCCAGCAACAACACCGTAGCGTGGACGCATACAACTAATCTCGGAAATGCTGGATCAGGTGTTCAGCGCGGCTTTTGTTATGAGGATAATGGCAACTCTATAGAAACTCCAGCTTTTTCTGTTGCAGACGATGGCTCCCATCTTATGATCTTGCATGGGGGTCATTATAATAACCAAAGCAACAATGCCACTGGGGAGCTTTCTGTAAAAGCAGTTACTCTTAACGCAGGAAACAACACCGCCTCTGGGGGAAGTTGGTTAGACATACAAGTTTCATCTGGTACAAAATATGATTGGCAGGGCTTATATCCCAAAAGCATTTTTTGGCATCAAAATTCAAGTCAACATATTGTTAATACCCGCAAGGTTGGCGGATCTGATGGAGAGCAAGACATTTACCTATTTACTGTGAGTGGCACTACACCCACTCAAGTAGGGTATGCTCTTGGGCCTATAGGTGTTGGTGGGCACCCTAATGGGGGGCTACAAAGTTTTCCTCAAATTGCATGGTATAACTTGACCAGCACAAAACTTTGGGGCATTGGGATCAACACATCAGCAGGAGTATATGTTAGTTTTTATGAAATGACTGTTGGAAGTGGAAGTATTTCAAACCTTAAAACCAAGGTTGTCAAACTTGTGGAAACAAAACAAAATGGCGATACTTTAAGCACTTCTTTAATTTCTACCTACAATGCAATGACAACGGCTGCGGTTAATTTTGATAGTAACGGAACAGCTTATATACTTTATAAACCGGGAAATACTATGAGTAGCGATAGTGTTCGGGCCAACGTAGCAGTTATAAAAATGATTTACGACGAAACTGACGTTGGGGCGTTAGTTTCCTGCCTTTTAAATGAAGTGTCTTCTGACACTACTATTATCTATCCTCAAGGGGGAGATTTTGTAACATATGACACTGGAAGAAACTTTTTGTTTACACTAGGCACGAATAAGTTCATCAACTCTGCACAGGATACTCAGATAGTTGCTCAGACTATCAATGTAGCAAACAACGGCAGCGGATTAAATCCTATTGGCATACATGATAGTTCTTCAAGCGCATCAAGTGGAGCCACTATAACGGTTGCACAGGCTGGCAGTGTGGTTTCTGGATTTAGCAGTCTTAATGTGGGTGAAAGTCAATTTGGAGGGGGCAAGCGGTTGGGGTATGCCCTATCTGCAACTAAAGTATTTGTAACCGCTGATGGTAATGGGGGATAAGATATGTATGTACCAGAAACACTAGTTCCTTTTTGGGATTGGCATCCAAGACACCCTGAATACAGCACATTACAAGCAGCTTTTGTGGTTTGGCGTAACTTGAAGTTGTGTGAAAGTGATTTTATGGCTTTAGGCGATACGCCAACAATGTCTACGAATTGGGCAACATATCGACAGGCTTTGCGTGATTTACCCTCTAATGAAAATTATCCTGCAAACTTAATTGACCCAACATTTGTACCGCTAGACCCTAACGGAGAATAACTATGACCAAAGCCAGAGATTTAGCAGGGTTCTCGACGGGTTCGATTACCAACACCACGGCTGACGGCCTTATCCTAAAGGGCGATGGTAGCAGCACAGACGTTGTAATTAAAAACGGTGCTAACGCTACGGTAGCTACGGTATCGGACGGTAGTACAAATCTTTCTGTTGCTGGTAGTGTAACGGGCGCGTTGGCTAGGGGTGCTATACAAGTAGGCAACTCATCAGGTGTGGCTGCAGCGTTGGCTAAAGGTACGTCAGGCTATGTTTTAACCGCAGGTGCTAACGACCTATCTTGGGCTGCATCTGGTGCATCGGCAGTTGTGTTTCCGACAGATTGGTCATCGCCAACAAACACTTACACTTCGTCAGGTACATGGAGCAAAGGGTCTTTGGCTGACGATGATTATGTTTGGATTTATTTGCTAGGCTCTGGTGGCGGGGGCGGCAGCAAAGATAGCGCCGATAGTAATGGGGGGGATGGAGGGGCTGCAACACTTCTCTACGGTAAAGCCAGCGTATTTAATGGTGGAGCGTATGTTATTGGGGCCGCTAAAGCCGGGAATGCTGGCGGCACTAACAATTATAACGGCACCACTCCAAATGCTTCAACATTTACCCTTACATCAGCAAATGGAAGTTTAGTATTTTCAACTGCAGGTGCTTCAAACACTACATCAGATAGAGTCTTTGAAATAACTTCGGGTTCTACAGACGTTATTGATACCGCTGGTGATGATTTTACGTTAGTTGCAACAACCCAGTCGGGGAGTATTTTTAGTAGCTCCTCCGTTTTGCCAAGTGGGGTTGTTAATGTATACTATGCCGCTGGAAAAACCTACCAAGGAACTAATCGTAGTGTTGAGCATAGTTTGTTTGGGGGAGGTAATGGAGGTGCATATAAAGGCACGGGTACTATTATTTCTTCTCCGGGAACCAGTGAGTTTTCTGGGGCAGGTGGTGCAGTGGCATCAACAGGAACAGACGGGTCTGCGCCGGGAGGTGGCGGTGGTGGGTCAACAAACTCCAGCAATGCTGGTGGCACAGGTGCAGCAGGAAATGTGAGGGTTTATCATGTCTAAGGTTTGGTACAACAAAACGACAGGCGATGGCGCAGTGTTTGATGATGCAGAAGACATGTCAAACTGGCCTAACTTTCAATCTGACCCAGTGGCTGCAAGCGCAACTCAAGTACGGGCGCAGCGTGACGAACTACTAATAGAATCTGACAGCAAGGTTTGGCCTGACTATATACCTGATGATTGGCGCACGTACAGACAAGCACTGCGTGACGTACCCGCACAATCTGGGTTTCCTACAAACGTAACATGGCCCGTTGAGCCTAGCTGATGGCAGATATAGATGAGCGTGTTTCCGCGCTAGAAAAGGATGTT